GTTACAATATGGCAAAGAAAAAGTTACTTTATGTCTGCCCACATCTTTCTACCGGTGGGCAACCGCAATACACATACAAGCAAATAAAACACTATATCAATGATTTTGAAATCGAAGTTGTTGAGATAAACAATAGTGGTGGAGATGCTTATGTAGTTCAAAAAAATAGAATCAAATCGTTAGTACCGGTTCATATATTAGGTGATAACAAACGTGCAATATTTGATGTTATTAGAACATTTCAACCTGATATAATTCATTTTCAAGAAATACCTGAATTCGATTTATCAATTGATATTGTTGAAAAGATATTTTCAAAAGATAGGAAATATTTTATAATAGCATCAACGCATGGTTCATACACAAACCCATCGGAAATAGTATATCATCCAGACAGATATGTATTAGTTTCCGAATGGAGTAGACAAAGATTTGAAGAAATTGGAATTGAAACTGAAATATGGGAATATCCAATAGAAGAATATGAATTTGATAAACAATCGGCTCAAACTGAATTGGGATTGGACCCAACTTGGAAGCATGTACTTAATGTTGGTTTATTTTCACCGGGTAAAAATCAAGCCGAAATATTTGCAATAGCAAGACAGTTAGAAAAATATAAAATCAAATTTCATTTCGTTGGAAATCAAGCTATGAACTTTGAAAATTATTGGAAACCATTGATGGAGTTTAAGCCTGATAATTGCATTATATGGGGTGAGCGAAATGATGTAGACACTTTCTACGCAGCTTGTGATATGTTTTATTTTAGTTCTAAATTAGAATTAAATCCCCTTTCAATTAAAGAAGCATTGAGTTATAAATTACCTTCTATATTTAGAAAGTTACATACATATTTAGATACATACGATAATAATCCATTAGTAACTTATATTGATGATGATTTAAAATTAACTAAAAGAATTATTTTAGAAAAATTACAACCTGAGTTTACTGAAATACCAGGTTGGTTTGCATATTCGGAATTATATAATAATGTAGTTGATTCAGCTAAGGGTGGTGAAACCTTTGTAGAAGTTGGTGCTTGGTTTGGAAAATCAACAAATCATTTAGCAACTAAAATTAAAGAGTCTGGTAAAGATATTAATTTTACATCAATTGATACTTGGAAAGGTACGGATGATGAACAATTACATCAAAATATAGTTAATACATTTAATGGAGATATATTTTATGAATTCGTTGATAATACAGTCCTTTCGGATAACTATGGTAGATTTAGTACAATAAAAGATACATCCAAAAACGCAGCTAATAATTTTACAAATTCAAGTATTGATTTTATAATGATAGATGCGGGTCATTCTTATGAAGCATTAATTGAAGATTTAAATGTTTGGTACAATAAAGTAAAACCCGGTGGTATAATTAGTGGAGATGATTATGGTGTATTTGAGGGAGTTACTAGAGCAGCAAACGAATATTTCTATGGACAGTTTCATCAAGGGTTTCGTTCATTTGTAAGAAGAAAACCTCGTATTCAGGTTAAGCACATGCTGACTAGACCCGATGATATGAGAGAACGAGTTTCTATACAATCATTACAACAATTAGCAAAATACGGAATAGATTATCAACCAATAATAAATGAAGTTTATGAAGGAATTCCACCTGCTGAAAATTGTAGGAGACCTGAACATATAAGTAAAGATAATAAACCCGGTGAGTTATATCCTGGTGCTGGTTTGGGCTGGATGACTGGTAGGCATTATGGTTGTTATTTAGCACATAGAAATGCATTAGAAACAATTGATGAGGAAAATTATGATTACACATTAATATTTGAAGCAGATGCATTTATCTATACTGGTTTAGAGGAATTTGTAGATATAGTACATAAAGCATGTTTTATATCGGATAGGGATGATGCCTACTTTATTTCATTTGCAAATAACCCATCAAGAGAAAAAACTAAAATTGATGAATTATTCACACAAACAGGACCTAATCAAGACCTTGCTCATTGTTATTTAATTCCAAACCGAACAAAAAGTTGGTGGTTAGATAGAATAAAAGATTGTGGATGGGATGTTGGTGACCTTTGGTTTAATCATGTATTTTATCACTATCCAATGAAAAGATATACAACAAACAAAGTGTATAGTAAACAGGCAGAAGGATTTTCCTTATTAGATTTAACAGTTAAAACTTGGAGTTAATGATATACGATAATTTAGTTAAAAATTTAAATAATAAAGCTAACATTGATAATAAAGTTTATTTTCATTTTGTTAGAGGAGCTTTTTTAGAAATAAAAGGTAGTAAGCAAGCGGAATACGATATTAAATTTATAAACAATAAAAATGGAAGGATTCTATATACCACAAGTATTTCAACTAATATGTGGACTAGATGTAACTTAGAATATTTTATTGAATGGAGGATTGAAATATATGAAAATGGAAAACTTTGGTTTGAACATTTATATAACGCTGAACATAAAAGAGTTTATGTTGCTCTTGATTCCAAAGCTTTAGGTGATAGTTTAGCATGGATACCTTATGTTGAAGAATTTGGAAAAGTACATAATTGCAAAATGGTTGTATCTACATTTATGAATACTATGTTTGAAAGTAGATATCCAAATATAGAATTTGTAGAACCGGGTACAAATGTACAAAATTTATACGCAATGTATGGAATTGGTTTATTTTATAATGAAGATAGTACAATTAATATTTACAAAAATCCAATAGACCCTAAAGGACAAACAATGCAAAAAATGTGTTCTGATATATTAGGATTGGAATACAAAGAAATAAAACCAAAATTAAAAGAAAGAAAGCCATATATAGAATCAAATTATAAACAGGTTTGTATTGGAATTCATGGTACTGCTCAATCTAAATTTTGGAATAATCCAACTGGTTGGCAAGATGTAGTAGATTGGTTAAATGCTAAAGGCTATGTTGTAAAATTACTTTCAAAAGAAGGTGATAACTATATGGGTAACCAATTACCAAATGGTATAGTAAAACATCCTAATGGACCATTAGAATTGGTAATGGATGAAATGCTAAAATCAAAAGCATTTATTGGTATTGGTAGTGGATTAAGTTGGTTAAGTTGGGGATTGGATGTACCAACAGTTCTTATTAGCGGATTCTCATACGATTGGGCTGAAATGAAAGATTGTATAAGAATTGCAGCTCCTAAAGGAAAATGTGAAGGGTGCTTTAATAGACTTAGATTGGATGCTGGTGATTGGAATTGGTGTCCTGACCATAAAGGTACTGAAAGACAATTTGAATGTACCAAAACAATAACATCTGAAATGGTAATCAAAGAATTGGAAAAGTTTTTATAATGAAAAAAGTTTGGATAAATGGATGCTTTGATGTTCTACATTATGGCCATTTTAAGTTGATAGATTATGCAAAATCGTTAGGAGATTTGGTAATAGGTATTGATTCGGATGAAAGGATTCGACAAATGAAGGGAGATAATAGACCTTTTCATACTGAAGGACAGAGAGTATTTAATTTAATGCAAATACGGGATGTGGATAAAATTGTAGTATTTGATAGTGATGATTCTTTGAGAAACCATTTGAAAACATATCAACCCGATATATTTGTAATTGGAGATGAATATATGTACAAACCCATAATTGGTGGAGAGTATGCAAAGGAAATAAAATTCTTTGGTAAATTAGATGGGTTTAGTACCACAAAACTTTTAGATGATGAATAAAGTATTAGTTATAGGAGAAAGTTGTACTGATATTTTTGTGTATGGTACATCAAAACGCAAATCACCGGAAGGAAATGGACCTGTGTTTGTTCCAATTAGTGAAACCTATGGATTGGGTATGGCTGGTAATACTGCTAACAATCTAATGGCTATGGGTTTAGATGTTGATACATATTTTGATAAGGGAAATATTACTAAAACAAGATATGTAAATAAGGATACAAACGAATTGTATTTGAGATTGGACGAAAATGATATAACTGATAGAATCAATATTATCGATTTGCCTGATTTGGTAAAGTATGATGTAGTGGTTATATCGGATTATTGCAAGGGATTTTTAAACGAAGAAGATATTGCTAAAATAGCATCTTTACATTCATTGGTTATTTTAGATACAAAGAAAAAAATTGGAGATTGGTGTAAGGATATTACATTTATCAAAGTAAATAGACAAGAGTTTCAAAATAACTTTGGAGTTATAAAAGAAAATGATTGGTTATTTGATAAAATTATATGTACATTAGATAGGGGTGGTGCAATGCACAAAACAAAAATATTCGAAGTACAATCAGTAGATACCGCCGATGTTAGTGGGGCTGGTGATACCTTTGTTTCTGGATTTGTAGCTAAATACTTAGAATGCAATAATATAGAGGAATCAATTGATTGGGCTAATTATTGTGCAGGTGAAGTTGTAAAGAAAAAAGGAGTTTCTGTGTTTGAAAAATAAAAAAACAATATACTTATATATACAAAACAATAAAACTTAAATATTATGGCAGGTTTAGATAACATACCTCAACAACAACAAATTACTATTGAAACTGCTAAAATTGAAGCAGAAGCATTGCAATCTATCACAGATATCAATCAAAAAATTCAAAATTTAATTATAGAATTTGGTCAAATCCACATTCGTAAGAAAGAAATTAATGAAGAATTGGTTAGAATGGATGATTTCTTAGAAAAAGGAGAAGATGAATTTAAAATGTTAAATACCGAACTTAGAGAGGTTATTGATGCATTGGATGAGAAGTATCCACAAGGTAGAATTAATTTACAGGATGGTACAATTCAATATCAACCGGGTGCACCTACTAGAAAGCAACAAGCTGAACAGCTAGCACAACAACAATCATCTAATGGTGTTAAAGTTGTAAAACAATAATCCTCAATATTTATATAGTAAGAAAACTATATGATGGGATTAGCAAAATTTTTGGTTGAAACAATATTGGGAGAAGCGGCCGAAATGGACAAAGTAGTTGTTGTCTATTCTGGTCGCTTTCAACCATTCCATAAGGGCCATTACGCAACTTATGAAAACTTAATACGCAAATTCGGAAAAGATAGTGTATATATCGGAACTTCTAATGTTACCGATTCAAAAAAATCTCCATTTAATTTTAACGAAAAGAAAGCAATAATGACAAAGATGTTTGGAATTCCATCATCTAAAATCGTTAATGTCAAAAATCCATACGCTCCACAAGAAATACTTAATGACTTTGATTCAGATACAACTGGTTTTATAACTGTTGTAGGTGAAAAGGATTCATCACGTTTAAGTGGTAAATACTTCACTCCATATAAAGGTAAAGTAGAAGTTGGGTATCTTGATAAAGGTTATGTTTACGCATCTCCTGCACAACCAAATGCTATTAGTGGTACTGATGTTCGTTATTGGTTAAGTGCTGGTAGTGAAGAAGAAAGAAAAAAGAATTTTACAAAAGCATATCCAAAATTTGATGACCAAATCTTCAAATTAATTACTCTTAAGTTAAAGAAACTTAAAGAATGTATTAATGAAGAAATTACTTTAAATGTAAAAGTTGGTGATACCTTATTAATGGGTAAATTCAAAAACAAAAAAGTAGTTGTTAAAAATATAGGAACTGATGAATGGGGAATGCCAACAATCAATGGTAAGAAAGCAGTAACATTTAGAATCCCTAAAAAAGAAGAACTAAAAGAAGCTGCTAGTAATGCTGGTATGCCGGCTGGTGATGAGCCTGATACATCATTTGTAGGAGATGGGCAAAAGAGAATACTAAATAAAGCTAAGCCTGAAAATTGGTATAAGCAAGGTGGATATACTCAAGTCGATATTCCTAAAGCAGATGCTATGAGAGGTAGGGGTAAATCGAAAGATACAGAAACTCAATTCAGAAAAGCAATATATAAACTTAAAAATGTAACTCAAAGTACATTAAACCCAGCCGATGACCCATTTAAAGTAGAAGATTGGGATGATGCTTATAGAGAAAATCCTGATGAAAAACCTAAAAGATTTTGGGAACTACCTAAAAATCAAAAAGATACTATAATTTCAAAAGACGATATAAATGAAATTATGGATGAAATGGAAGCTGAGATATTAGATGAAATGGGATTAGGTGGTGGAGCTGGTGTAGGATTATCTTTACCAGGTGGATATATTAATGGAGCACCTGATAGTAAAGATGTTAAGAAGAATAGTAAGAAACTTAACAACAAAGGAATGAGTGGATATGAGGAGATGGATGAAGATAATATTCCTGGTGGTTTAGCAAAAGGTAAAACCCTAATTGATTTAGCTAAAAAATGGGATTCAAAAGGATACTATGACCCAAAACAATTTGCAGAAAAATATGTAAAACCTCAATTGATGAAGGGTATTAAAGTTGAAATGGAGCATACAACTGATGTTAGATTTGCAGCTGAAATAGCAATGGACCATTTATGGGAAGATTTAAATTATTATCAAAAGTTATCAAGTATTGAAGGTGATAGTATAGCTGAAGCAACTGCATCTGATATAATAAAAGATTTGGATAAAGTAAAAAATGATTTAATTAAAAAAGTAGATGTTTTAATAGCTAAAAAGAAAAAACTTTATTCTAATGTTGATATAGAATCCCCAATGAGTGCAGATGAAAAAAAGTTGGATAAAGATATACAATCTATATTTTCACAAATCCAACAATTGATTCAACAAAAAAGAAAAATAAAAGAAACTACAATTATAGAATATACCGGTAATGGAGCATTCCCTCAGGATGGTAATACAACAACTGGGTATATATGGAACTCTGATTGGGATGATTATGATAAGCAAAAATATTATTTAGATAAACTGGAAGGTTGGGATTTTGTTGATGATATACCATCCGAAAGAGAAAAGAAAAACGCAGTAGACCAGAAATTACCAATAGATAATCATAAAGATACAACGGATAAATACAATCGTATATTAAAGTATGATTTGAAATCTCCAATTGATTTTTTAAAAGAATCTTTATTAATGGAAGGTGGGGCTTATGGTCACATGAATCATCCATTTGATATTGAAATGAATCTTACATTTGCTGACCTTAAATCAATTGTAACCAAAGCACTTAATGGTGATTTAGAATTGACTAGAGAGAAGACTGATGGGCAAGCATTGGCAGTTAGTTGGGTAAGTGGTAGGTTAGTAGCAGCTCGTAACAAGTCACATCTAAAGAGCAAAGGAGCTGGTGCTATGACAATCGGACAGGTAGCTGAAAAATTTGGTGGTAGGGGTGGATTAACCGATGCTTACAACTTCGCTATGCAAGATTTATCTAAAGCAATAGCAGCTCTATCCGAACCACAAAGATTAAAGATTTTTAAGGATGGTGCATGTTTTATGAATTTGGAAGTAATATATCCAACATCCGTAAACGTAATTCCTTACAATCAACCCCTATTAGTATTTCATGGTACATTTGAATATGATGATGCTGGTACTATCGTAGGTGAAAATCAACAAGCGGCATCTATATTAGGTGGTATGATTAAGCAAGTAAACGCACATGTTCAATCTAAGTACACAATACAAGGACCACCAATGACTAAGTTACCTAAATCAGAACAACTAGCCAAGTTACAAGGAAAGTATTTAGGAATGATTTCTAAACTACAATCTGAATTTGGATTATCTGATAATGATGGTGTGGGAGAATATCATCAGGCTTGGTGGAGTAAATTTGTAGAAAAGGATGGAAAGAAATTAGATGCACAAGAAAAAATAGGGTTAGTAAAGAGATGGGCATTCAACGATAAATCATTCAGAATTGCAACAATACAAGACCCTAAGTTAAGAGCATGGGCTGAACAAATAGATAAACAAGACCAACAAAAGATATCAAAACAAAATCTAATGAGATTTGAGGAGATATTCTTAGGAGTTGGTGCAGATGTATTATCATTTATGGAATCGGTACTTACTGCAAACCCTGACTCTGCTAAAAGACAAATGGTAGCTCGTTTACAATCAACAATAGCTCAAGTAAAAGCAAGTGGTGACCCTAAGAAGATTGCAAAATTAAAATTAGAATTAGAAAGACTTAATTCACTTGGAGGATTTGATAAAATTGTACCAAATGAAGGTATTGTATTTGTTTATGGTGGTAACACATATAAGCTTACAGGTGCATTCGCACCCCTAAATCAAATTTTAGGTATTTTCTTCGATAGTTAATCGTTTTCTGAATTTTGATATACTTATATATACAAATATATTGTATATACTATGGCAAAGGAATTTAATAAAAAGTTTATGCATCCAACTCGTAGAAAGTTGGTGGATATGGTATTGACTGGTGGTGATTATCAAAAAGAAGCGTTTGTATCATTTGCTGGAGCTGATAAAGAGATAATAAAACGCAAGGTTGGTGAAAAATGGACAGATGAAACTGGTAGGTCTTGGGAACAAACCGAAGGTGGTAGAATAGAATTTTCGGAATTGGGTGATATAATGGCCGAAACACGAGCTTATTTAGATAGATTAAATACGTGTAAAGGTGAAGAATGTAAGACAATTAAACCTGGTAGAGTTGATAAAAAATTAATATCAAAAACTGGATATTGTACAACTTGTTTAGCAAAAAAAGAATCTAAAATAAAAATAGATGGATTGTGGGAAGCTTATGAGGATTATAAAATATATAACAATATGATTTCGTATGGTATTGATGTAGTTTCTCAATTTCAACAAGCATACAACGATGCTAAGCAGGAATACGAAGTAGTTCAAGAAGATGGTACTCTTGAGAAATGGAGTATGGAAAGAGATGTAAATGAATTAAAAGCAGAAATCTTAACTGATATTACTCGTTTTGAAGAAGAAATCGAACAGGCAAAAAAACTAAGAAATGAAGCTTGGGATAAATTAAAAGATAAAGGTTACGATTTAGTAAAACCTCTTGTTGATTAATATGAGTACTGGAATTACACAAAAGAAATCTTTAAAGGAAATTATAGCTGATGAATACAAAAAGTGTGCGGTAGACCCTATTCACTTTATGAAGAAGTATTGTATGATTCAGCATCCGGTGAGAGGTAAGATACCTTTTCACTTATTTCCATTTCAGGAAAAAACCCTAACTCAATTCGCAGGTAATAGATTTAATATAGTCCTAAAATCTCGTCAAACTGGTATCTCAACCTTATCGGCCGGATATGCACTTTGGAAAATGATATTCAATGGTGACTTTAACGTATTGGTTATTGCAACAAAGCAAGATGTAGCAAAGAACTTAGTAACTAAGGTAAGAGTAATGCATGAATTACTTCCTAGTTGGCTTAAGGGAGGCTCTTTGGAAGATAACAAACTATCACTTAAATTACAAAATGGTTCTCAAATTAAGGCTATTGCTAGTTCTCCTGATGCAGGACGTTCGGAAGCCTTATCACTTCTAATATTTGATGAGGCCGCCTTCATTGGTGATATCGATGAAATTTGGACATCCGCACAATCAACACTTTCAACGGGTGGTAGTTGTATCGCCCTCTCTACTCCAAATGGTGTGGGTAATTGGTTTCATAAAACTTGGTTATCTGCTGAAGAAAGTACCAATCCATTTAATACAATCAGATTACATTGGACCGTACATCCAGAAAGAGGTGAGGAATGGAGAGCTGAACAAGAGAAATTATTAGGAGCAAAGAAAGCAGCACAGGAGTGTGATTGTGACTTCGTATCTTCTGGTGATACGGTTATTGACCCAGAATTATTAATGTTCTATAAAGAATCATATTGTCAAGACCCATTAGAAAAGACTGGATTTGATGGTAACCTTTGGAGATGGGAATACCCAGCACCAGGTGGTTCTTATATGGTCATTGCCGATGTGGCTAGAGGAGATGGTTCGGATTATTCTGCAGCTCACGTTATGGAAATCAACACTTGTACACAAGTAGCAGAATACAAAGGAAAGGTTGATACTAAAGATTTTGGAAACTTCTTAGTTGAATTATCTACACAATATAATGATGCATTACTTGTAATAGAGAATGCAAACATTGGTTGGGCAGCTATTCAGCAAGTAATAGATAGACAGTATAAAAACTTATTCTATATGAGTAAGGATTTAAAATATGTAGATGTTGAAAATCAAATGAGAAATAAATATCGTTCCGATGAAAGACAAATGGTAGCCGGATTCTCTACAACTTCTAAGACTAGACCTTTAATTGTATCTAAGTTGGATGAATACTTTAGAGAAAAATCAGTTACAGTTCGTTCCAATCGTTTGATAGATGAATTATTTACATTTATATTTATGAATGGTAGAGCTGAAGCTATGAAGGGTTATAACGATGACTTGGTAATGGCATTTTGTATTGGATTGTGGGTTAGGGATACTGCACTTCGTTTGAGACAAGAAGGTATCGACCTCACAAAACGAGCAATAGGAGGTATTTCATCAAACATGCAACATGATGGGGTGTATGGTGGTAGTAGTATGGACGATAATCCTTGGAAAATGAAAATAGGTGATGAATATGAAGATTTATCTCAATGGTTATAAAATAGTAGTGTTTTGATAAAAAACAATATTTATGGTATATGCCAAAATAAAAAAAGGAACTTAAATGATTAAATTACAAAATATCCTAAAAGAAGATGAGTATGTAGACCAAGCCTACAAAGCTGGTGATACCCCAACTGACAATCCAATTGATGATTATGATGAATTGGATGTTGAGCAAGAAGATATGGATGATTTTATAAACTTCTTAAAGGGATATTCAACTCAATTAGAAGAAGCAAATTGTAATTGTGTTTACGAAGCAGAATATCAGGGTAGAGAAGTTAAGTTAGGTAAACCATCACAAGGAGATGTTAAGAAGTTTAAAGTTTATGTTAAAAACCCAAAGACAGGAAAAGTAATTAAGGTAAACTTTGGACAAAAAGGAATGAAGATTAGAAAATCAAATCCTTCTGCTAGAAAATCATTTAGAGCTAGAATGAATTGTGATAATCCCGGTCCTAGAACAAAAGCAAACTACTGGAGCTGTAGAAAATGGTAAAATAAATTATGGCAGACGAAACACAATTAGATGACAGAAGTTTTTTTGGTAGACTTAAAAAACTATTTTCAACCAACGCAATTGTAACGGTTGATAAAGATGGTAAGCGAAAAGTTGTAGATACTGAAGACCGTCAATATAATACTAACTTTGTAAACCTTAGAGATAGGTACACTAAATTGCAAAGGTCTTATTATGAAACACAGCAGGGTGCGCAATCAATGGCATATCATCAAGTTCGTAGAGAACTTTTTAGAGATTATGATGCTATGGATAGTGACCCAATCATATCATCGGCATTAGACATATATGCGGATGAAAGTACAACTAAGAACGAATATGGTGATGTACTTCAAATTAAATCCACAAATGAGAACGTAAGAGAATTACTTCATAATTTATTCTATGATATAATGAACATAGAATTTAATTTATGGCCTTGGGTTAGAAATTTAGTAAAATATGGAGATGCTTTCTTAGCATTAGAAATTGCAGAAGATAAAGGTGTTGTAAATGTAATGCCACACTCAATTTATAATGTAGAAAGATTGGAGGGTACTGACCCTAATAATCAAAATTATGTAAAGTATAAAGTTGAATTAGACCGTTTTGGTAAAAAAGAATATGAGCAATATGAAATGGCTCACTTCAGAATGTTATCAGATACTAACTTCCTACCTTATGGTAAATCAATGGTGGAAGGTGCAAGAAGAATTTGGAAGCAATTATCACTTATGGAAGATGCGATGTTAATCCATCGTATTATGAGAGCACCTGAAAAAAGAATATTTAAAATTGATATTGGTAATATTCCACCGGTAGAAGTTGATAACTATATGCAAAAGATTATTAACAAAATGAAGAAAACTCCATTTGTTAATAAAGAAACTGGTGATTATAACTTAAAATATAATATTCAAAACCTTACTGAAGATTTCTTCTTACCTGTACGTGGTAGTGATAGTGGTACTAATATTGAAAACCTACAAGGTTTAGAATATGCAGCTATTGAGGATATCGAATATCTAAGAGGTAAATTATTTGCAGCATTAAGAGTACCAAAGGCCTACTTATCGTATGATGAGAACGTAAATGGTAAAGCAACTTTAGCTGCAGAAGATGTTCGTTTCGCAAGAACTATCGAAAGAATACAAAGAACAGTTGTTAGTGAATTAACTAAAATAGCAATTGTACACTTAGCATCTCAAGGTATCGAAGATTCTGAAATGACAAACTTTGAATTAACTCTTACTAACGCTTCTACAATCTATGAGCAAGAAAAGGTTAATTTATGGAGTGAGAAGGTAAGATTAGCAAGTGATGCAAAAGCACTCAATATGTTATCATCCGATTGGTCATACCATAATATATTCGGATTATCACAGGATGAAGTTGATGTTGAAAGAGCAAAAGTAATCTTAGACCTTAAGGATAGATTCAGACACACTTCAATTGAACAACAAGGACAAGACCCGGCAAATCCACCACAACAACAAAATGTGGAGGAGGAAATTGGTAAACTTAAAACCGAAATTGAATTAAATAGAGGAGTTGGAAGACCAAAAGAAGGAAACACTTATGGTAAAGATAAGCATCCGTATGGTAGAGACCCATTGGGAGATGCTGAAAATCATAAAGAGAGAAAGAGAGATGATAGACACTTAAATGCAAACGCAAAAAAGCTTGCAAGAGAATATATAAACGGAATTTCATCAAAAAAGAAGGTTTTAAACGAAAAATCTGATATGTTAGATGAAAAAAACCTATTAGATGACACTAAAATTTAATAAAGAAAAATTTGTTTATATTTATATGTGTTAGTTTATAGGGTAGATTAAATATAGGGTAATTAAATGAAAAAAATTAAACATTCCAAGTTTAAGAACACTGGAGTGTTATTTGAGCTTTTAGTAAGGCAAATAACATTGGAAGTTCTTAATGGCGATAAGAAAGAAACCGCTAAAACAATCGTAAGAGAGTTTTTTGCTCCCAATACAGAGTTAAATAAAGAGTTACGTCTTTATGATATACTATTAAAGGAGAAGTATAGTTCCGAAACAAAAGCGGATAGATTGGTAGAGACTGTGTGTGATGCACATGCTAAATTAAACCAATCGGCATTATCAAAAGAGAAATTTAATCTTATAAAAGAAGTTTCGGCTAAGTTTGATATAGAACAATTCTTATCATCACCTATAACTAATTATAAAGTTTTAGCTTCTATATATAAAGTATTTGAATCTAAAAGAGAATCAAATTATGATATTAAAGATATTTTTAATTCTAAAATTACTTTAATTGAGAATATTACATCTAAGCCCTCACAAAAACTTCAACCAACTGAAGATAAAAAGTTGATTGAAACCTATAAACAACAAGACAAAGACCTTAGATTACTAACCTACAAAATCTTAGTAGAAACTTTTAATAAAAAATATACAAATTTAGATGATTCTCAAAAGAATTTATTAAAAGAGTATATTAATAATATTACCAATACTACAAAATTCAAAGATTATGTTTCGGTTGAACTTCCAAAGATTGTAGCTGAACTAAAAACAATCAAATCAAAAGTGGAAGATAAAGTTACTACTATTAAACTATCTGAAACCATTTCAGTTTTGGAGAAAATGAAAATGGGTAAATCAATATCAGACTCTCAAGTTTCATCAATTATGCTTTCGTATGAGCTAATTAAAGAACTTAAATCTAAACTAAAATAATGGAAGCTAGATTAAAAGAGGCTATTAGAAAATACGTTAGAGAGCGTAATATAAAAAGAACGTTGGATGAAATGTCTGTAACTGGTGGCGTAGCAGGATATGATACACCAGCTGCATTTGCAAAGCCTGGTCAAACTAAAAAGAAAAACAATAGATTAGCTAGTGTAACCGGCGGAACTGTTGTAGATGATTTAGAAGAAGCAAAAATATTAAATCTAAAACAAGAAAAAGAAAAACCAACCGCAGCTAAAAAAGAGCCAGGTGCAGAAATTGCAGATGTTAGTGGTATGATTATGGCTGAAAATCGTTGGTTAGAACTTAAAAGAGAAGAATCTTCGCCAAAAGCAAAAGTTGGTAGAGGAGTTTCTAATATACAAAAACAACTTTCTGAAATAGAGAAGTTTGTTAATTGGTATTCTAAAATTAAGACAGAAAATGGAC